CTCTCTCGTTTTAGTTGAGCATTCTCAAACTCTAACTTCAAGGCACGCTTAGCTATATATGAAAAAAGCTTCTGAGCTTCAGGAATGCTTCGGCAATCAAACATAATTTGATTTTGACTCATAGCTTCACCTCACGCGGATCGTACTTTTTCAGCCAGCGCCACACCTTGCAGATGGACGTGAACGCCTCAAACGCCTGGGCAACTTGCTCTGCGGTGTAGCGGACGTCCTGCAACTGGCCGGTGACCGGATCGATCAGAATGTTGCGGCAAGCCATCCCCTCGTCCGTGAAAGCGTACGCATAGGCGCTGAGCTGAAGCAGATCGGTTTCGTAGCCTGATGCTTTTGAGACGCCTTTTGCATCTGTTTTAAATTTTCTAGTTTTAAAATCTATTACTTCCATCTCGCCGTGAATCTGGGCGATCAAATCCACTCTGCCTGCGTATCCTTCCGCCTCATTGACTAGGACAGACTCGCTTTCATGCACTTTAGTCACGCAGCACTCGCGCCATTCCCTTAGGCCCGCATAATGCTCCTCGTAGCCTTTAACCAGTTCACCCGGCTCTTGCCGATTGATTATCATTTCAGCCAAGGAATGAATGTGAGTCCCGCGGGCAGCTGCGGCCTCCACTTCCTTTCTGCTGTCCAATACGACTCGTTTGGCAAAGTCGCCGTCGGCCTCGCCATCGTTCCGTGGTAGCGACAAAGCGGATAGAATCGCCTGCTCTTCTTTCCAATTCATTAGCCCCTGTTTACTAGGGCCAGCCGCTCCGAGGATTGTAGTTACCGACGGAAACGCCCCCACTTTGCGGGCGGATCGCAGATCGCCGTGGCAAGACTCACCTGACTTTAGGTAGTAATGCGCCGATTCCGTTTTTGCGGTGACGATGATCGGCGCCATCAGTTCCACCTTCCGATTGCAGGCATCAGTTGCAGGCCCAGCGCTACGGCTAGCAGCGGTAACATTATTTTAACTACGATTGATAGGATTTCCATGGGGGGTATTCTTTCTGGCCAAGGCGGGATAGAACCACCTCGGCCAAATGCTCAGAACGGCATGGGTGTTCCGTCGGCATCTAACTCGACGACGGCTGGTTTCGGTGCGCCAGGGCGATTGCATTTCCTGACGAAGTCTTTGTCGACTTTCACTTTGTTCGCTCCTGCGGGCAGTACCGCCTGCACGTTGGCGTAGGTGGATCCATCACGCTCCGCATGCGTCACAAGGATCTGGCACGGCTTACCGATTAAGGTTTCCAGATCCAGATTCTGCGGTGGCGCCTTTTTGGCGTAGGATTTCAGATCTTTGAACAGAGCTGCTTTCTCATGCAGGCTCAGCCCGTAACGCCGGCCGATGGTGAACGGCCGCCCGTCCTCCATCTTCTCAGCGATCTGCCATACCAGGCGGATCTGATGTTTCTTTCCGTACTGCGTTTCTATTACGCCGAGATCCTCAACGTCGCAGAACACTGCGTCGTGATTCCCTTCCGGGGCTGGCGTATATGTGCCCCCTCTTGATGCTACGATTGGCATACTAGGATTTCCTTTCTTGGTTTCTTTGTTTTTGTTTCTTGGATTTGCGACGACTACTCATCGTCACAAAAATCGTTATTTCGGTGCGGTTCGTTTAGGTTTTGAAATTCACGATCGGTGATGTGCCACGCGATCTCATGCTTGCGGGCCAGATCCTTTGCTTGTTCCACTTCGCCACGGTTCAGCGCCTTGACCACTCGCTCGGCTGAGTTGCGGCAGGCCATAACTTCAATGTTTTCGATCAGTCGAAATTTCGTCAGGTCAGTCATAATCAGCCCCGCCTGTTGTTGCCGTAGTAATCACAGAAACGCTGAAACTGGTAATCAGAGTCAGCCTTTTCACGTTCATAGACTTCGTTTTCGTAGTCAGGCTTCTCGTTTTCAAATTTAGTGGGTTCTTTTGATTCGCTCATTTTGTTTTCTCCTTAATCGACAGGCGGAACGACTTGGCGGTCATCGCTACTGCTTCAGCCGTCAGGCACTTGGTTGTAAATCGCCAGATGCGCCAGCCCAGGTCGGCGGCTGCACGGTACTTTTCGCAGTCCTTAACCATCCCCATCCCACGGCCGTGACGGCCGCCAAACTGCAAAAACGCCCCACCGTCCAGCTCGATTGCACAGCGGGCGGCTTTGCAGGCAAAATCAAAACGCCATTTTCGGGTAGGATGAAACGTGTGCTCGGCCACCAGCTCCGGGCCACTGGCCGCTTTCCAAAGCATCTCAAACTTGGCGGCTAGGGCGCTCATAGACTTGCCCCCTGCTTTTCAATTAGTCCTTTTAGGATATCCTCAATTCGTTCAAGGCGATTGCGTAGCTCACGATGCTTGGTCTGCAGATCGATCAGCGCGGTAGTTTGGGAAAGTTGAGCCGATCCGTAGCTCTGGCTGGCGGTGGCTGGCAATACGCCCTCTTTTTCTAGGTCACGCACAGTAGCCGCAGGCGGATAGAACGCCCCGGCCACGCCGCCTTGGGTGGGTGCGGGGGCACCCGATCCAGAAGCGTAAATCATAACCAGTCCTTAAAATGTTTTCGGACTACATCGATCACCCAGCAAAGAGTAAGAAGGCAAACCACAAGGCCGCCGATGCCTGCCCCAACAAACAACGCCCAGCCCACGATGAAGCCGGAGAGTTGCGACAGGTCGCGCAAAAGTTCCCAGGAGATCATCGCTGGGCGCTCCACATGCGGGCGACGGAGGGGTTGGGGTGGTAAGCAGGCTCCGCCGTGTACCCGCCGCGAATTAAAAGAGAATTTTGCTGGTAGTGCTTTAGCTTGGAATCATTTGTTACTACCGTGTTACCATTTCGGCGTAAGTCCTTGCAACCATAAGCATCGGACGGGGTGGGATTTGAACCCACGGTACAATTACCTGATTCGATTTGATCTATTATGCTTTGGGGGGTCATTGTATATTATTGCGCTAAACTGCCCAAATGTTACCCTTGTAACTATGGCCTATTCCTACATTAAGAAAGGCAATCCGTGGTTCTACATTCGCTTTAAAGACGCGACTGGAAAATGGCACAGCAAAAGCACCCGCTACCGAATCGACAATACTCTGCATCGCGCCAAGGCAACGGCTGACGCAGCTCGACTTGGCGTTAACGAAAAGCGAAAAGATTGCGGCCACGACTGGGTTGATGATTTGATTGAAAATCACCCCGTTTCCCCTCTGACAAAAGTTTATTATAGAAATTGCTGGCGTCATCTGGCGAGATTTATTAGTGAGAAAAAGATTAGCCTGCAAGCGTTTTCTGCAAATGATTGTGAGATTTATTTGCGATGGCGTCAGAGCCTTCCCCGCACGTCCGGCGGCAAGGCGGGCAGAAACCAAGCCTGCCAAGATCTGAAGATTCTTAAGTGGATCCACCGCCAAGGCCGACTGCTGGGCAAAATGGACTCCGTTGCCCTTTTGGATTACAGAATTAAAAGAGGCCCGATTGCCCGCGTTAAGCCTGTCTTTTCGGACAATGAAATTAAAATCACCCGGAAAGCCTTGGCCGTTGAAGGTGTGCCCGAATGGATGCGAGTCAGCTTTGAGATCGCCCTGGCTACCGGCTGCCGACTTCGTGAGACACAGATTCCGCTTGAGTGCGTGGATCTCAAAAATCGCGTCCTTACCTTCCCCTGCCCCAAGGGTGGCACCGGCAAATCCTTCTCGATTCCTATCCCGGCCGCCATCGAACCCATGCTGGCTAGAATGAAAGCCGAGGGCCGCGAGATCACTTGCGAAGTGCCCCGCACGCGGGCCTCGCTTTGCTGGCGTCGCCTGCTGGATATTTGCGGGCTTAAACGTCACTGCTTTCACTCCCTGCGTGTAACTCGTGTAACCAGGCTTCGTCTTTCAGGGTGCTCGCAATCCGTTGCCATGAGACTCGTGAATCACTCCTCGACGCTAGTTCACGAGCTTTACCAACGGCACTGCGTAGACGATCTGCGGGACGCGGTAAATTTAGGCCAGTCTGCATCAGCCTCCACTGATCAAAGTCAGACGGAATTACCTTGCCCGCAATCAGCGGAAAGCCTGACAGTTCCCGCATTTGCTTAATCCGCACATAGCCGAGGCCGTAAGCGGCGCCTAGCTGGCGAAGGGAAAGAGCTCGATCCTGCTTCCGCAGATTCATGGCCGAGTCGTTAAGACGCACTGAGCTCATAAATGTCTAGCTTTGCTCTCCCGCCGCTCTTGCGAGCAGTTGAGTGATAAGCTGGGAAAGAGAAATACGACGAAGAGCGGCTAGTTTTTGTGCTGCTCTTTTTAATGCCGACGGCAAAACAATGTTCGTCTTTTCCGCTTTTTTACCGTTGAGAGGTGGGCGAGCCATACGCCTTGACTACGCATTCTTTGCGCATTGTCCATAACTTTCTTTTGAGTTGTTAAAGTTTCTTTCAAACTTGCACGGCGCATAAATTACGCATACAATGCTCCCTATGAAAAAGGCAAAAACAAACCTTACGATTGATCCAAAAGTAAAGCGCAACGGTGAACGACTTGCCCAAAAAAGCGGATTATCCCTTTCGGCATATATCACCACTTTGCTGGTCAAAGAGCTGGATAAACAGAAAAAACGCTAGTTTTTGCCTGCTTTAACAGGCGTAAGCCGATAGTGCGGCACCCTGCGACAATGCCCTACTTTACTGCCCCGATTGCATATTTTGATTTTGATCGAGAATACTTTTCTCTCTGCCCCGCCGGCCTTAATCATGCGGGTTAAAACCTTGTTTGTATAAACGTCCGACTTGCCCCACTGCTTTGAAATCTCAATTTTTGTAAACCACCCTGGCGGCACCACCTCCTCCCGATCTCCGGCCACGTAGGCGTCCAGAGCTACTGCCCAATCTTTTACAGTGGGTAGCGCCACACGCCTCCTATGGGCGACAGTACGTTCACCGTACACCCTTCCCCGCTCTCTACGTACTCGCCCCAGGCTACTCCATGCTGCCACCGGGTAACCGACCGCTGGCGCCGGGCGTAGTGCATGCTGGCGATATCGGCTAGGCAACCGATCGACCAGCCCACGGGCGCACCGATGCTACGGCCAGCCACGCGATCAACGCGGTGTAGGTGGCCCATCACAACAGGCTTTCTAAGCATCTCTACATGGTCACGAACGGCTGCCTCTGAGAACATAAAGCCATGACCAAACGCAGTCCCGCCCAGATCCCGCCACCCCTTCTCAATATCGTAGGGCACGTATTGCGCCCTTAGATCTTTGCACATGTTGTAAATTTCAGATTTAGCAGAGGTGCAGCAATGCGCCACAATGGCGCTAGGCGAGTATTGCAGGGCGGTTAGCCGGTGCTCATGGTTGCCCTCAAATATGTAACGTGGCGCCAGTTCTCGAACGAAATTAAGGCCAGCGTCGAAGTCCTCACGGATTGATGCCGTGCGTTCGGGAGAGTCAGGATCTTTCCTTGCGCTACCCATTAGCCCAGACAGATCCACAAAATCGCCTAGGTGAAGGATAGAATCTGCGTCTGGTTGCCACCGCCTTTTCATCTCTAAAGCTGCTTTGCAAGCGGCCGCGTTCGCCAGGTGACCGTGAGAGCAGCTGACCGCCAGCCACTTTTTCCATTTCCGAATGACTTTCACTTTTTGTCTTGGGCAGATGGAAAGCCCTGCAATACGGCTAGAATTTGCCTGCAACTTTCACGCGATTGTGCCGCCACTACGCTTTCGTCAGCAGCACCCATCAGCGCAAGCTCCGCAATCACGGAAAGCTGCATCTTTAATGTGTGTACGTAGGTGCAAAGATCCAGTACCTCCATCCACGCGTCCTTCCACACAGGTCTGCGCCACAACGCACCACCGTGCTCCTCTTGGCCTTTGCGGTATTTAGCGTCCACGTCATTGGTTAAATCGCGAATGATTCCAGCCAAATGCTTCTCGTGTTCAGGCGTCACCGGCTACTCCACGGCCGACTACGGACTAGGTTAGTTGCCTTTGTTTTTTGCGGGATATCCTTGGCCCTTACTTGTTCCACAGGGTTGCGTGGAATGTCACGCCATGTCTTGTATAAACTTGTTTGCAAGTGGCCAGTCTCCCAGCTGATGCCGACTAGCCCAAAGCTCAGACCTACGTGCTCGCCTAGGCGAAAAGCGGTTTCATCGTCCCAATTTGCGACCCATAGATCCGCATTCTTTGCCGTCTTTTTTAGCGGCACCCAATCGAACGCGAGGCCGTAATTATGATAACTTTCCCCTGGTCTGGCCTTGGTCACGATCTTGCCTTTGCTCGTCCTACCCTTTGCATAAAGCGCAGCCTGCTCCTCCATGGTGCGACGGCCGCAGTAGATCAGCGGCTCGATCCGGCTGGTGACCATTTCGTTGACCCAGCCCCTTACCTGTTTTTCAAAGCCGACGTCTAATGTATCAATCGCCCGCAGGGTGCGGGAGCTAGCTTCAGCTAGGCTGGTCACTGCCTCGCTCGCTCGCGTTGAGTTTCTGCCAGGCTATCAGAAAGCGCTTTGAGCGATTCCGCAAACAGATCTCGGTAAGCCTGTGGGCAGGGTGGGTTGGTGCGTTCGGCTTTGTCCCAGGCGTAGATGAAGTAGCTGATGCTGTCCGGGCTAGGCGGCGGGCCGTCCTGCGTTTGCGTCGTGGCACAGCTGCACAGCGCCAGAGCGCTAATCAGTAGGAGGGCGATGCGTCCACCAAGCATTTATGTCTCTCTGTCTTTTCCTGCGTTCTAGTTCAATCGACTCAAAATTACGCTGAAGCGGTGATTTTCGCTTTAAAAACCACAGCACGATCCCGATTATCCCGCCCAGCGCCGTTAAGATGCCGGCGATCATTGGTCGTTATTTTTTGGAAAACTTGGAAAGAAAATCGACGATCTTTTGCAGAGTCTTTTCAGGCTCATCGCCGGGGATGAACGTGGCCACGGCGGCAACGGCTGCCAGCAGTGCGGTAAGTGCGCCAAGGGCGCCAAGCCAATCGACCTTTAATAGTGCGGGGATGATTGTTTCCATGCCCTTGGCGGGGTGTCAAAGGCTGATGCGGCGCTTAATCAGTTCCCAGATTGTACTAAACACGGCTCCAGATACCAGCGCCACAAGCCACAGCTTTGTTTTGATGGTGTGGGCGTCCCTCTCCATGTTGGTTAGGCGACCGTGATACTCCCCCAGGCTGGCTTGGGAGCGTTCTAGTAAATCCAGAATGACCGACTGGCGGGTTTCTATTCTGGCGATTGATTCTCGGACTAGGCTTAAACGCTCTGATAGTTCGGCGACTTGATCCGTGCTCATAGGGTGGCGTTTTCAGCTCCCTCTGCGATCCGCACCATCTCCTCGCCCTGTTCATTGTAAAAAAGCTCAATGAAGCCTTCCGCCTCTAACCAGAGCAGGCTGGCCATAAATTCACGCCAGCCGGGCGTGTTGCGATCGTCGGGCAAAGTCATTCACTTGGCCTTTCCCGCATCCTCGGCCGCAGACATATCTGAATATCGAGGCAGGCCGGTGTTCTCGGCCGGCCGTGGCGAGCAGGAGCAGAGCAAAAGGGTGAAGAAAAGGAGGGGCATTATGGTAATCCTAAACCAATTCCTAGGGTGGAAATATAAAGTGAGCGAATGCTCTGCATATTTGCCGACGATATTGCTGATGTGGTAATCATAACAAAAGCATAAGTATTCCCAGTTGCGCTTTGACCAAACAAATAAAAATTATCTCCGAATGGATTAGTGGATGGCAATGAACCAGTGCCAGAAAGTGTTGAATTTGTTGTTGCGTTTAATGTGACTGACCCAGTATCGGTTGAAGGTGCGGTAAGCCCATTTCTAGCAGAACCAAAGAATTGAAAGCCAGAAGCACTAAAAGATAAACTTCCAAAGTTTCTGGTATTATCTCCACCAGTTAAATATATTTGCGATTGAGCAAGAAAATTATACTGCCTTGCAAACGCAGTATAATTGTCGCCAGTTTGATTTGAGCCACCACCCTTTAATACGCCAAAATTTATTGTCCCGGTTGAAGCATTGGAACAAACTAATATGGTTGAATAAGAGTTTGCCGATCTTATGACTGTTGCCAGAGAATTATTGAGAAGGTTGCCGCTTCCAGAAAAAGATATTCCATCAGAACCCCAAGTTGGAGTTGTGCTGATTGTTGCGTTGTATGTTCCAAGGCCACCCACGCTGTATGCAGTTGTGCCGCTTGCTATGCTTTGTCCGCTGCGCAACGGATAAAAAACAGACGTTGAATAAAGACCGAGCGCTTTTAATCCTAAAGCAAAATCATTTATGGCATTTTGTTGTGATACATTTGTGACGTTGTTAATTCCAATATATCCAACTGCACCAAGGTCTGCCGTTGGCTTAACAACTTGTTTGCGATACAAGGGCATCGCTCAATGCTCCTAATGACTCACCCAAGAAGCAGTTCCGGCTGTCGCAAAAATCGCAGAAAGCGTTGTAGTGGTGTAGTCGCACTCATAAAAATCACCGCTATATAATGAAACCATAAAACCGCCACCAAGAGTTGTTGCTGTTACTCCTGCATTTATAAATAATTGGCCTGCACCAAGATTGTAGACGGTGGCCATCTTGCGGGCCGCGTTTGCAGGGACGAGTGTGGCTGATGTGAGTGAAGTAAAACTGCCCGAAGTGATAGCCGAAGATGAGATTGACGGATTGATCGTCACCGTCCCACTAATTGCAGGAAGCGATCCGATGGTAACTGAGTTTCCAACCGTTACTGAGGATATGCTGATTGGAACAGTCCCGCTGATGCTGGCCGTAACAGAACCAATCTGAGCTGTGCCAGCCGCAAGAGCTGGAAGCGATCCAATAGTGACGCTGTTACCTACCGTAACGGATGAGATGCTGATGGGGACAGTCCCGCTGATGGATGCCGTTACGCTTCCAATCTGTGCAGTGCCTGCGACTAACGCTGGTAGCGTAGTTAGTGAAACAGCCTGCGTGGCTGGGAAGTTAGATATGCTCGCTGTGACTGAGCCGATCTGTGCCGTTCCTGCTCCGATGGTGACTGTGCCTGCTCCAATCGTCACCACTCCAATGCGGTTTGTGCCAGCGGGGAGGGCGGAGCCGATGGTGACCGTGCCAGAGATGGGGAGAGGAGTGCTAGATCCAACACTTCCATTAAGAGTTGAAATTTGAACTGGTACTGCATATTGATCGCTTGCGGAGGTTATATCTTGATCATAAGGAATAATTGGTATCTGAAGAAAATTACCAGTACCATCAATCACTCTTCCAAAAACATTCGCCGTCACCGTGCCAGAGATGGCGGGGAGGGAACTGACTGTGACTGTCGTGCTAGCAAGTGTAACGCCATGAGTGGGGACGGATGAGAGAGAAACGGCTTGCGTGGCTGGAAGGTTTGAAATGCTTACCGCTGAAAATGTAACGGCCTGCGATGCTGGGAAATTGGAAACTGTGACTGTGCCAGTGATTGCTGCACCGACTGTTACGGTCACGTTCTCCAACGCACTCAGACTGTTGCTGTCCAGCGCCACGGTGACGGTATTAGCCACGGTAACGGTTGATGCCAACGCCCCGGATACAACGGGTGCAGATAGTGTGACTACGGTGGGCGTTTCGGTGATCTGAAGATAAATATCGCTCATGGTATTGTAATTCTGGGGGATAGTGTCACCACGCCTTCCAGCAGGCGGGTTGCGATCCCAGCGCTAGTTACTTGCACCAGATCGTACTTCGCTCCGCTGGTAGGAACGAGCAGGCTGGCTGCTGATGTGACGGTAAGGCGGAGCTGGCCACCGGCCGCTGATACCACGCTCGTCGCAATCTGCGTCACCACAGTGCCCCCTGGCATCTGGCGGATCTGAGCGGTGAACGTTCGGCCCGCTAGGCTGATCGTGCCTTGGGTTGCCGTGGTGAGAAACAAGTCCCGCGTCCAATCCGTTCCCTGCTCAATCGTAATATCATAAGATGCGGCCATAGGAAACTGAGGCTTGTCAATAAGCCAAGGTGCGATGCAGAGGCGCAACGTATTTGATATCAAATGGCTGCGAAAATATGGTGCTCACTGTTCCTTGAAACCTGTTTGGCTCAAAACCTCCGCCAAATTGTACCCCAGCAACGTACATAACTTGGGCTACAAGTGGCACGCTGCCGTCGCCTCCTGCTACTAGGCTGGATCGGGATAATTCGAGAACCTGAGAACTCATACTCGTAACAACAAATTGAGCTACATTTGTACAAAAGGTGCCGACGTTTTTTTGGGATTGACCTGGGTAGTTGATTGAGTTTTCTGGGGAATTGTGAAAAAGAGCTGAGTCAACTATCTTGGTTGTTGTGGAGGCATAAAATGCGTAATCACCACTATTTTCAAGCGTTCTAGCAGCAATAGTTGCGCTAATCATAAAGTGGCGGCCGTATACGCTAAAGACACTGCCGTTTGTAGCTATGCTCATAAAGTTAGATTCAAAATTTGCGCCTGGATACAAATTTCTAAAACTCAATGACGGGCTGTGAGGTACCGCAAAGAATCTATTAGTTTCATTGTGACGAACTTCAAGATTGGAGCGTGTGTTTAATACGGCTCCTGTGCTGCTCATAAGGTAGAGATCAATGCCTTGCAGTGGGTAACCTGTGACTGCTGTAAATGCGGTAAAAGACATATTAGAACTGCTCCGATCTAATTACTGGGATAAAACAGGTAATCGGAAAAGATTTTGATGTAAAGCTGCGTCCATCTGCTTGTTCTAGCTTAATTTCACCAAGCAAAGGAACTGATCTGGATGGCAAGGCAGATCTGCACAAATCGCGAACTGCAAGAGATGGCTCAGACACTACAAACGTAAAATAGTACCAGTTGTTGCCGCTCTCAAAAGACGACCCGCTGTCATTACTCCATGAAATACTATGTGTTGCGTGATTTGAGTTTACAGTGGTCACGCTATAAATGGAGTCAATGGCTCCTGCATAGGCTCGGATTGTAAGGCTTGCCGTGGTTGGTGGCGCATATGAATGCGAAAGGCTGCTTACTGTGGCACCTGTATAAAACGCAACGGAGTAGTAGTTTGTGCCTTCTGGATGCAAATAAAGGTCTGAAGTAGCGTCAGAAGTGCTGCCACTTGAATCTGATGTAGTTTCTAATTTAGGGATTGAAAGAGTACCGTCTGCATGCAACAGAAGTCCTGCCGTGGGTACTAAGTTGTTCCCCGCCGGGTGCATTAACAGACCTGGAGTGGTGGTTGTAATCCTTCCATCGTCAAGGATTAGTAGTCCTGCTGTTGGAACGTAGACAGTCGAAACGCCAGAAAAAAGTCCTGCAGTCAATACCGACAAACTGCCGTCTGGATTTTTCAGAATTTGCCCGGCAGTAACGGTGTTGATTGTTGGAGCAGGTTCCCGGTTGAGAATCTCTGGTTTTTGTACGGCTACCGACCGATCGTTTAGCCTTACGGTTATGCGTTGGCAGTAAGGATAGTAACTATTAAGAAAAGCAAACGCGGTGGGCTGAGTAATGGAATCAGGAAAGCCAAACGCCATATAATTTCTTACTCAATTCTGATGGAAAGCGGAGTGTCTCCATTCATGGGCGGCTGTTTAATTGCATAGCCGATATATCCGCGCGGATCGCTAAACTGATCAGCAACGTCAAAATTCGCAAGGCGCCCGCGTAGAATGAAATTCCTGCCGCTAGGAGCTGCCGACGGGGAGCTGGCCAACACGCCGTAGGCGAGCTGGTTTGCGCTCATCACGACGCTGTTTGTTGTAGCAGTAGCCAAAATCTCAATCCCTAGCGGATGCCGCTGCGCTTCAGGGGTAACAAGCAGCGGCTGCGCCAATATAGGAGTGCTATTGAAAGTAAGGCCGGTGATATTTGCGCTTTGTGGCGTGGGGATAGATGCAGTTGTCGCTTCACCTACGTCTACGATGACCCACCATTGCGGCGTAGCAGTAGCATTTTTCGTTTGAAGCAGCACGTCAAAGTTGAATGACAGCCGCTGATTTGCGCGGAACATCTTGTCGTTAATAGCCACCTCAAATAGCGGTTTTTCAAATGCAGACGGATAGTAGGTTCGATTGTTTTGGTAAGGCTGAACTTGATACACGAGCGATCGCGTTGATTCTGCGCCAACATAAGCTATGCCCGTGGGTAGCTTGGCGCCTGGAATTGCACCTATCCGTGGGATCACAAGATCAAGGCCAGTAGTATAAGCTGAAACAATGTTTACCGTGCTGGCAGAAATTAAGCTCATACTTGCAGCCGTACTGACTGTGACCGATAGAGCGCGAAGCATGTAAGGCGTGGATTCGTTATTTGGAATGGCGCCAATGGCTGAATCAAACGGTGTTGAGCTGAATAGAACCTCGCCTTTCTCTGAAACAGGGATCACATAGGGCAGCGTAGTTGTGCTCGTGCCCGTATATCCTACGGCTGGTAGAATATCTTCAACATTAGATATCCTATCCGCTAATGAATTGAGCTGATCCTGTAGGGAGACAACCTGCGCAATCGTGTGCGTGTGCGCCTGAAACGCGCTCGTCGGCCCTGCCGAGGAAATCATCACGGCCCAGCCGGCGGTTGGAACGGTGCCCGACACTTTTGTGACGATCACGCTTTGGCTTGTTGCCGTTTGAACTGTGTAATCGTTTTCGTTCGCTAGGAGATATCCGCTTGAGATGTTTTCGCGCAAAGTGACGTGAATCGCTTCTGTCCCAAGATTGTGGGCAATCGTCCATGGGCCTGCGCCTGTCACTACTTTTGTGTAGCTTTGAATCCCAGTAATGACTTGGTCTAATGTAAAAGGGATATAGTTGACTGGCTGTGGCGGGTTAAGCCAGTTGATCCGCTGGGCGGCCGCCAATCCTGTCCATGCACCGTCTGCCTGCACAGTCATGTTCTGTTGAAACACTGTGACGTACTGCACGTTGGGCGTAGCCACTGTTCCGTAGTTAATTCCAATCTCGCAAGTCAGCGGATGAGTGACCTCAAAATCGCCGCGCAAGGCGGCCAACATGCCTTGGGTGTTTAGATCAAGATCGAACGTCACGTCGCCTTGCGGGGAGATAGGCACAGCTACAGTCAAAAGATCGTGCGTAGCCCCGCTCATGGAGCCAGCAAACTCGATGTCGGCTGTATAATCTTGCGGATTTGAAACAATGAATACTTCTCCCGCCAGGGCCGTGACGCACCCTTGCATCATGGCTTCTTCAATTTCAGTAGCTCCGTCGTCCTTGTTTAATAGCCCAGTGCGTGCTGTGCCACGATAAATTTGATACGTGGTATCAAACCCTGGCGGAATATACAGCCGCTGGACTTCATTCACATAGACGCCTGTGAGGCTATCGCTGTATCCAGTCACCACTCTCCGAATGGTAGGTGGCGGCGGAACGATTAAACCAAAAGCACTTGTATAAGCTAGGGGAGACTGCATCGGCCGCAGCTCTTGATAAAAAGTATTGTTTGCAGAGTAGCTAGTCACCCGGACAAAGCTGTCTGGCGTAAGGTTGTTTTCTACGATCGTGATTCCGCTAGTTGTGACCCAGTTCGCTGTCCTGCCGACGATGTAGGAACCTTGATCCTCACTAACAGTCCAGCCAGTAGCTGCCGAGATGCTGTTTAGTACAGCGGCCACGCTGGCGGCGGATGCTCCTAATGTAATGACGCTGGATGTGACTGCGTTGACCCGCACCTTGAACGTTCCAGACGTAGGCGCCACATCCACCGGGCCATAGCTAAGACGGGCGGAGTAGATCGATGGAGCCGTTACTGTGGTTATATTATTGCTCGTCTCAGTTAGGCGAACGGCCACTGTGAACGTGTCGCCCTGCACAACAGTTGGCAGGGCTATATTGGCAGGATCAATCGTGAAACTGGCAGTCTTTTGCGATATATTTCCGTAAAGTAGTGTGGCCATGGTTACTTGCCAGCATGCATGTCAATCAGACCTAAGCTCATCGGGATCATCCAAAAAGCCAGGGAAGAACGACGGATCGAACCATTGGGATCCTGGGATTGAAAATTCATATACATCCTGGGCGTTTATCTTTTCCTCGACTTGTGCTACGGCAATTTTTGCAAGGCGCCTGTAGTAGAGGCGGGTGGATTTATCAAGGCTCATACAACCCAAAACATTCCACGCAAGGATCGCTGGTTATATAAATCTACAACAGACTGGGCAAAATCGTTTTGCGCGCTCAGGATAGAATTAAAAAGAACATCGCCAAGGCCGGCGGCGAGTCCAGTTACTAATGTTAATGGCGGGGCAACTTTGCGTGGAACAACAGTCTGGGTGGCGTGCGCCAGATTGTAGTGGCAGTAATATCTCGTCTCAAGTACGTGCGCCCCATCCACTCCATCGCTCCCGGCGCTGGATCCAGCAGATTGACTTAGCGCATAGACTGTTGATAAATGCAGATCATCTTTTGGCTCATCAATAAATCTCTGAAAGAATACGTCCTCAAACGAATTTTGAATTGTTGGGATAACATATCTCGAAGTTGCATAGACGGTTGGCGGTTCGGATATGTCGGGAGGAGTGACTGGCTTTGCGTCAACACTAATAATAGATCCGCCAAGTAGGCCGCCAGGCAAAACACTGATCTCATTCACCAAATAGGGACGCGGCATTGAAACTACGATATCGCATGCATATAGCCTGCGCTGATTGTTAGGGTCAACATTTGGTGAACCAGGCTGAACGACACCCTTTTTGCGAAAATAGGCTGGCACTGTTTCGTACGTGTTTTTAATGCCGTCATCTCCACTTGCTGTTGTGCTGACGGGAGCAGCGTCTCCACCTATTTCCCGCCAGGCAAGATCCAGCACAGGATCAAAGTCCAGGGGAACATGAACCATAGTGGATGGTTGGAATGATTGGCTTGCCTTTGTTGCACGAATATAGTCCTTAAATTTTTCTGGTGCCCTTGAAAATGGCATCGCAACAGTTGCAATTCTGCAATTCACAGACCCCGGCCTGATTCTGGCTGTCCATTTTTTCCTGTCTCCATCGTATATTGTTTCAACAGCCCAAGCATGCAGAGGCGTTGTGGGGACATCGACTTTGACGCTGATTGGGTAGCGAGACGAAAGAATCCGCATGGCTTCGTTCCATTCGCTTGCCTTGATTTTCATTTAAGCTGCCCAGTACACAATCCTAGTTGTGTTCCCAGACTTATACGCCCTGCACTGAAGATTGTGGCAGGAATGCTGGTGAACGGCGGTCGGCTTTCTCGTTTGCGGATGATGCCGGATCAGAGCGATTGGAATATATCCGTTTATTCCAGCCGAAAAGTCGGCACGCAACGCACCTGGAATGTTGCTCTGTAGCATTGGAACAATGGTCGCTGATTCTAAGTCTCCTGTTTTTTTGTGCGTCGTCTTAATGCAAATAAAAACAACCCCATTCTGATCTGGTGGAATTAGTTTTAGTTTTGGCGGAGGAGAAGGCGGATTCACGCCGCCGGTAATCGGAATGTTTTTTATTGTCGGCACTATTCCATTGATGGTGCCATCTCCGATTTGGACATTGTCGCCCTCAAGACTGACCTCAAAGTTTATTTTCTGATAAATCGGATCTGGCTCGCAAATGATTCTGGCGCCAGATGGCGTATAAGTTATGCTGGCGTTTGGGCATTGATGTTTTTGTCGGCTAATCCAGTCCAGTAAAAGTTGCCATTTTGGCCATATCTTATCCCCAGGCTTTACCTCAAGATCTGCAATCATTTTTAAATGTTGACTATTTTGTTCATATCCGCAGCCGCCTGTTGAGTCATAGGCTTTAATAGTGTGTATATTTTCGTTATTTCTATCCGTTCTCCTGTCACGGTTATTTGTGGCATTTGTATTTGCCAAAAGTATTTAAGAGTTACGCCTGCTTTATTTGCTAGATCGGTAAGGTTTGGAAGCCCGCCTGGCAGAGATTTTGTGTCCACAATATTAAATACGTTGGTAAAAAGATCACTAGGCATCTTGTTTACATTGTAAGTGTGGCGAAGGGTTGCTGATGGTTGGTAATAATAACGCATGCCAAAAAACGGGTTTGGCTTTGGACTGCCTCCTGATGTTCCAGTTCCAGTTCCAGTATATGTTTTGGGGAATAAGACCTTGCCCTTTTCAGCAAATCCATTGTATTTTTTAATAATTTCATCAATTTCTGGGTGCTGCTCTATTGGAGCCAGTTCGGCAGAAACTTCTAGCTGCACCCTACCCTCAATTAGTTTCCCATCGGGGCTTAGATTTCGCACTACTCCTGTCTGCGAAGATCCAACGGCTGCGGTAAATTCTATGTTCTTTTCCCATATCCCACCTGAAATTTTTTGAAATGACAATGATGACGGGATCATCGTTTGACCCGCGTATTTTAAGTTGTCTGGTGTTTTTAGCAGATCACCTTCATTTGTTGCATAGTATTTTCGGCTTATTGTAAATCTGCCCGAATTATCGACCTGCCCGCCTGATTGAATCATCTCGTAATCATCTGCTGCTGATGGTGTATTTTGCGTCTTGCTGCTTCCTCTTGCCATAATGTATTAACGGAAAACGCTTCCGTCCCCCCTTCTAATTTCTTCAAGTATTTGCTCTAGTGTTTTTGTGGCTCCTGCCAGTTGAACGGCCATATCTGGCAGTTTTTCTAATGGGCGGAACTGTTCGGACTTCTGAGCAAAGCCAGACAGATCCGCGCTAAGTCCTTTTTGCGTGAGCTTCCTTTGTGCCTCGCTTTCTGCAAAACCCTTTGGAGCCGTGCCAGGTTGATCATTGATTTGTTGCACGAGCGCATCTTTTAACGCTCCACGTGCTTCCGCTAGGGCCGTGGCAGTATCGGTGCTGGGCATGTCCTTGAACGCCTTTGCGGCGTCTTGCGCCCTTGACTCAAGGAGTCCGATTTGAGCCTGCGGCCCGCCCTCTTTGGCCAGAAGATCTTGCAAGCGCAGTTTCTGCTCGTTCTTCTTTTTCTCCATCTCGATCTCGCGATCCAAGCTGCGCTGGCGGTATTTTTCTTCGATGTCGGCCTTCATTTTCTCGGCCTGCTCCTTCCCTTGAACCTGGGCATCGATTAGCTTCAGCTCTTGCTTGGCGGCCTCTTGTTCACTTTTGGCAAAGTCTTTGTCGGACATAGATCCGACTGATCCATCTGTACTTAAAACACGGCCAGCCTTTTGCCTCGCTGCTGCAGCCTCTTCAGCGTCCCTGCGGCTTTTTATTTTTGACGCCTCTTTTGCTATCTCTGCTGCGCCAGCAAAATCACCGGCCAAAGCTGAAACGCCTGCGGAGCCTAGCATGGCCGCTAGTTGTGCTATGTCTTGAAATGTCTTTATCAATGGCACCGCAATCTGTGCTATGCCTCCAAAAGCAATCGTCATTGTATTTTGAAATGTTTTTATTGCGTCGGATGCTTCTGATAGCCTTGCAATGGTTTCATCAGTCCAGACGCCCATGGCTTGCCCGTTGGCTGCAATTACCTCTGGCCCCATACGCAAAGTTTCCATTAACACCCCTGCGCCTTTCCCAGCCAGCTCTTGTGCAATCGTAAAATCCTGCATACCTAGAGCGCCAGAGGCGACGGCCTTAGATAATGCAAAAAATAGATCCTGCGGACTCATTCCGTTTAACTGTTCAACGCTTAATCCAATTTTGTTGAACGCTTCAGCCATTTGCTCATTTCCGCCAATGGCTGCCCCTGCGTTTTTGGCTAGTTTATTCATGGCACTTGCCACATCCTCTAGCCCAGCTCCTGAAGTGCTGGCGGCGTTTCCAATCTCTTGCAAGCTGCTGGCCGCAACTCCAAACCGATTCGCTAGGTCTTGTAGCTGGTCGCCTTTGTCTATGGCATTTGAAAACCCTTGTATGATTTTATCAAATGCAAAAGCGCCTGCTAGTATTCCGCCAACTTTAGTTCCGAACCCCTTTACGGAGTTTTCCATGGACGCAAGCCCAGTGGTAAAACCAGACTTATCAACACCAACTTTTACTTTTAGATCAGCCATGGTTACGCCTTGCTGAGAGCTATTTCAATGGCCTTGGTCATCTTTTCTTTTTGCATGTCAAGAGCCCTCTGTATCTGCCCTGCGTTCAGACACTTATCGATCCACGGAACTTGATTGGTCATAGTCACATATTGCTCCCCAGCCGATGCCTCTGAATTATCAACTACAGAGCCAGTCGCCCTCTTGCCTGCGTGCCGCGTAACCCACTGCGGGATTCCACGGGAACCGCCTAATTGCTGGGCACAGTGCGCCCAGCCGGCTTTTGCGATGCCGACTCTTTGTGTTATTTGTTTTACGTAAGAATCAATTTGAGCCTCACGGGGAACAGAGACTTTAACAAATGTGTTTCTCGGAACTCCGCGGCGTGCCCCATGCCTAGATGCTTTGTGAGCACTGCCTGCGTCCATTGGTTTTACTACAGTGTCGTGATATTTTGGAATGTGCAGTCGCTGTAAAATGGTTGTGGCAGCATAGTTCTGACCTTTTAGCACATACATAGCAAATGCTTTGGCAGCTTGTTCTGCGTTTTGAGTTGTAGTTTTTCCGTTTGGTATTCCGCTTTCTTTAATGACAGTGGTTGTCTGTTTCCCAGACTTGTAGACGCGATCAATATCTCTCCTTGCCGCGCCTTCTCCTTGCGACTTGGCCTTGCCGCCGTCCCCCAATGGTTGAGTCTGAAACGCAAGATTCACGGCAACTAATCGCCCCTGCTGTTTGATTGCCTTTGCAAAAGATATTTTCTTGGCTAGGGCGTATCGCTTGAGCTGATAGCTAAAGTCAACATCATCCATTTTCATGGTAATCACTTCCCTGCCCTCCTAGCGCGGACGGCCTCAATCGCCAGCAACTCGCCCTCACTGAGCAAATCCACAGTGCTACCGTTCTGCATAGCGAACGCTACGTGGTACCAGTACGCCTGCCCGATCGGCATGTTCCACACCTTTGCCTCGTCCCACCCGGTCGCCCCACACACGCCGGACACAATGGCCAGTGACCAGGGTAAGCCCGTGGCTTCCCGGCCGCCGCCCCTCTTTTTCTCTGGCTGCCATAACTGGGGCAACGCATTAAAGTCATCCAGATAGGCGCGGAACTTTGCCGTCTCGATTAAAAAGTCGCAGCGCCAGCTTTTCATCCAATCCAGCCACAGCCGGCGATCGGATAGATCTGGGAGAGTAGGAAACGGCGTCCGGCAAATGTTCACCGCTAGGCGCAGATCCCTGGCTGATGGAAAAGATCCTCCAATAAAGTAGGGCGATTGAGCGACCTCAAGATTAAACATGTGCCACAAGGAAAGCGGCAGCAGTGGCAAGCCTAGGACGCGGTGATCCTGACGATTCAGGAATGATTCGGCAAAGTGGCGATTCATCGCCGCCCTTCCGATTACGTGCCTAGCGTGCTGTTCGGATTATAGACGCCAGTAACGCTAACCTTGACCACATCGCCGACGGTCTTGGTATAGGATTCGCCGGTCTTAACATAGCTATTGCCGCCAACGGTAAAGGTGGCAGGAACAGAAGCACCAGAGCTAATGCCCTCAATCGAAACATTGTAGCGAGGGTTGTAGTAAGTGGTAACCGTGGGAGCAGTGTTGGATGTGCCAGGATCGATAACGATCTCCGTTAGTTCACCAGTGATGCTTAACGAAATAAATTCCTCAATCCCAGTAATGCTCGTTACCCCTGTAAATCCTTTGTATGGCATATAATTTTTTCCTTAGGCGATCGTGCTGAAGGTGACGGCCGTATTGGTAAGCCTGGCAAAATCTGTATTGGATAAGCGGAGTTCTTGGCGGAAAGCTGTGGCGCCAGACACACCAGGGTGAGCAAAAGAATCTGGCAAAGTTTCAGTCACCGTTTCCACTCTCTTGTACTTCTTAAAGTGTTTTACTACGGTGCCGTCTGTTCCCGTAATATAGACGTACTCGTCCGTGTTGCTGATGTTCTGGGAAATTCCAGCCGTCACTCCGTATGTCATCGCCATATTGTCGTTCCTTTACGTGTCAACTGGGCGTGACGAAGGCGGTAAATTTTACCGAATCTTCCATCACCTTGTCGTTGCTCCCAGTGCTTTCTTCGCCCAAGTAGCCGCCCATCAGGGTTGCTCCGGCTATGGTAGTTACCGCCGCCAATTTTGTGTTAAGCCAGTCGAAGTTAGTCCGATGAGCCGTCACCGTGCTGCCCACTTCCAGAGGCGTCATAATTGAACAAGTAAAAGTAACTTTGCGGGTGGTAGCCAGAGATCCTTCCACAACCGGCACGCTGGACTCTGCGTGGACGATGCAGGCGGGTAGTTGCAGATCCGCAATTCTGTGCCCTGCTTGAACGTATAAGCCAGATGGTTTGCTGGCGGCCGTGAGGTAGGCGGCCAAGCCGTCCTCGCTAGTCAGGCGTAAGCTCATCGCACGTCCTCTGGATCTGCCAAGATAAGAGTCGTGACGCCTTGGTCAGATTGTACGCCGGTAAGTCTTTTAGGCGATCCGCCCACCGTCACGATCGTCATTAGTGCGGGCAGGCTGACGGCGGCCGACAGGCAGATAAACTCCGCATTTTGTGGATTTACGAATCCGCCCATGCCCAGCTCTGCAGTCTGTTCGCTGGGTGTGTAGACGCCCTGAACGGCTAGGCCGGATATGGTGGCGGTGGTGGGCAAAGCGGAGATCATATCAGCCACGCCCGTGGTCATGAGGGTTTGGAGTTCGGTCACGGTTAAAAGCCCGTTGTCAAAGTTGTTTTAGCCAAGAGTTTTCTAGCGCTTCCACTTCGCCTATGGTTTGTTGCACGGCTAAATCTACCCCGCCCCAGCCGCACTGATAATCGTGCCCGCCGATCAGCCCGCCTTTTTTTACCTTGGGTAGCCAAGCCAAGATGTCCGCCTTCACGTTTTCATAGTCGTGTGCGGCATCGATAAAGACGGAGTCTAGGCATTGATCGGGAAAGAAGTTGGCGCCCTTGAGGCTCGTCATCCGTAACGGCACCAGCTGGCGGGAGACTGGTTTCACGTTTGCCAGAAACTCGTCGTACAGCGTGCCGTTCTTAATGCACTCCTCGCCCGCGTGTTCCTCGCTACCCAGCCAAGTGTCGACAGCGTAGATCTCAATCCGTGGCGATTTGTTCCAAGCCTCGACCAGTAGAAACGCAGTAGACTTCCCCTTCCAGCTTCCCACCTCCACGATTTTTCCATCCATCGGGCAATCGGCCACTAGGCGCCGGTACAGATCTGGAAAGCTGAACCAGTCCTCACCGCCAATGTTTAGGTGCTGTAGTTTTTCCATTTTGTTTCCTTGGCTCTGGCCACGCTGGTGGAGTGTTGATGTTCTTTGTGAAACTCTGGCCCTGGACAAAACGTGCCGCCCTCTGCACCAATGTTTTGAATCCGACTGACGTGCGGGAATAGTTCTCCCATGCCAGTCTGTTCCCTGACTCGCTGAACGGAGCCGTCCCAAAAGTTACAATCCCAAGCTGTGATCAGATGTCTTTCAAATCGATCTCGCCAAGTCGCCCATCCCCAAGGGGTAAACCAGTTTCTGAATCCGCTGGCGTCGTTTGCTGCGTCACCGCCGTGTTGATTGTAGCCAGATACCGTCAGCACTTTTGAGCCAGCGTTTTGCCCTGCCCACTCAAACCAACGCAAGCAGTCTGGGCTGGGAACGGTGTCGTCCTCCAAATGAATGTGATAATCCGATTTTCTGAACCCGTACGTCATCGCGTACTGAATGGCAGATCCGCATCCCATGTGATGATCTGGAATGTGAACGCCAATGCCGTGCCCTTTTGCAATTTCAGAAAGCTCTGCCGTTTTGTCAGACGGATCCAGAATGGCCGTGATCTCGTACTCGCCCACCCCGTCGCACCAAGCCAGCGCCTTGATTACCTGGGCAAAATAGTCCGGCCGGTTGTAGCCAGATATGGTGAGCGTTTTATCCATTCGCCTTGAGCAAGGCGTAGGCTGCAAGGTTCCCGCCTGTGCCTTTGTTGTTTTGCAAAGCGTCAGCGCCTAGTCCTTCTGGCCTAATTTTGAGTGAGTTTCCACGATTTAATTCAGGCGTGTTGCAGACAAGCGTAGCTGTCCCAGCCTTCCGCAGTTCCGTGCTGATCATATAATCGTCGGCAAGAAAACGGGCGCGAGCTGTTGCACTCAAGCCAGCAAACTCGCTGGCTGGGATAGCTGGCCACAGATCGGCTTTCGGCATGTCCGAACGACGACACATCACGCCGCCAAATCCTTCCAGTATCTCGGCTTGGCCGCCGTGATCTGGGGCGATGGCGTAGCCAGTAGCGCCTGTCATAAAAAATCCGCAGACGCCTAGCGCCGTTTTGGGTCTTGTATCTAGTTCTTCGGCGAGGGTCTGCAAAAGCAGTGGGCTGTAGAGTATGTCGTCATCCAGCCAGCAAATTTTGTCGTCAGGATCTCCGCCAACTTCCAGCGGGCCGATGAACTTGGTCGCAGGCCCGTAGTCCTTCGTGCGGTGAATCTGCAATTTACCAGCTTCAGCCAGATCCAATATCTCTTTTGGCATGTCGCCAAAACGCTCTCCTGTGCGTGCCAGTTTCTCAGGCACAGACAAAATGATCTGATCCGCTGGGCGAGACTGTGTAAGCAAGCTCTGAATTGTAGGCATGATCTTACCGATTCTCGTCGGCGTGGTGGTAAGGCCGACGATGACTTTGCCCTTGTGATCGATCGGATCTGGCAAGCGTGTTGCGCCGACTGGCAGTGTGCCCTGTGACAGAAGATCCATATCCCAACGCAAGCTAGGCACGACAACTTCTTTTCCGCATTTGATGTGCAGCAAGATCCTGCCCAAGGTTTTGCTGATCGCGTCCTCAACGCTCGTGCAAATGTTCAGCCGCTTTGCAAACTTGTCCTCACCTGGGTTTGTGATGAAAAGATGTTGCAGGCCAGCGGGTTGATCTGCCGTGTCCATCATCATTTTTGATGTGCGAACTACGTCAGGCAGATCCCCCTGATAGATGATCGTGACTTGACCCCAAGCTGCGCGGAAAGCCTCTTTTAGGCATCGATCTGCGTCGGCTGTTTGGCCGACTACACGGAGCGATTGTTCCAGTAAAAAGTGTGGCATGTTGCCGTACCACTTGGCGTCCAGATTCCAGACAACTCCTGCCGGCTGCGTCAGTGTCATAATCATTTGAAGTAAGCGCACTGCCTCATAGTAGTTTCCGTCGTCCATTAGTTGCGTTGCGTAGTGGCCATACGCCTCGCGCCGCGTGGGCTGTATCATCACCGCCTCGCCTAGATATTTTCTGCGTTTGGCTGGATCGGCACACATCACGCCAGCCATGCACAAGAGCTGGTAGCGTTCGGTAATACCTAGATCAGGATGCTCTAAGGCAAGAAGGACAGGGCCGATGGCTTTTTGATAATCGTTCCGCAAAAACGATTCCATGCCGATGTAGTACCAGTTCATGCCAGCGCCTTCTAAGACGCTGTTTAGGATTCGCTTGTTTCTTTCGCTTGAGTTTTTTTTGCAGTTGTTGGGGGCATGGACAATCACCAGATGATCTGCCAATCCGACTTCCATTTTTTCAATCGGCTTGACCCGCTCGTGAATTGGACGTTCCCAGATAGCCGGCAGGAACCCGTCGGCCTGCCGTCGGAAGATCCTCTCTCTGCGGTTTTGCCGCATCCCACTATTTTGCACATCGTACCGGGTGACTAGGATTTCCCAGCCTTTGTCTACTTTTTCCCGTTCCTCAATAACCTGCCGGTGGATCTTAGCCTGGTCGCCGTCGAACAAGTCATCGCAATCTGCCCAGATAACGTACTTGCCTTTCGCTAGGTTAAACGCCTGATTACGGGCAGCGGCAAAATTATCGATATGGGGCCAGTCCCTGTGGTCTGGGCTGTTCTGGTATTCCCCCCAGACCAAAGCCTCGCCAGCGGCCTCCTGAGCGCAAATACGCACACTGTGCGCCTCATTTTTGCCGACTGCCGCCACCACGACCACCTCGTCCCATAGGTCGCGGGCAGAATGGATAAGGCGTTTAAGGATGTCGCCCTCATTCGGGCCGACGATTAAAGCAAGAGACACTAGGGGGTTATTCATATTTTTAAAGTGGGAAAGCCCGGACGCACCCCCCGATGCGTCCGGGCAACCCGGATGATTCTGTAACTTACACGATCCGAACGAGCGAACCGGCCGATCCCTTTGCCGCACCGTAGATGAGGCAGTAGGTGCGCTGGACGCTGCCGGTCACGAGCGAGTAGCTCTCGCGAACCTGGAGCGACAGACCGCTCTTGGCTTCCGTCACGTTGGCAACGGTGCCGCTGAACTCAACATTCGGGATTTCGGGCAGACGAGCCGCCACGATGATCGCTTCCTGTTGGGCCATGAATCCTTTCGATACCGCAGAGGGCAAAGAAGGATAGTTATAGATGCTGACGCCGTGAACTTCGCCGAGGCTGGCGCCGCCGACTAGGTCGGTGGAGCGCTGGCCGTTTGCCACCACAACGCTATCCTTGGAAAGGTTGGCGTAGTTGGTGGGGCTGAGAACGGCGAACCGTCCACCCATAGGAGCCTTTGCGGTGTTGAGTTGAGCCGCGATGTCGACGATGGAACCAAAGGTCACTGCACCGGCCGCGATGGTGGCGGTCGTGGTGTAGTTGGTGTTGGTGACCAACGCGAGAACGGTATCAATCATGCTCTTTCCGAGAGCGTGGGCCGCTTGCGCTGCAAAGCGCTCGACCAAGTTGATCGAGGAGCTGGTGCGCTCGTCATCATTCAAAGCGTAGGAGACGTGTTTGAAATTTGACAGTGTGACAACCACATCGGTTTGAGTTGCATCGCCTGCCACGTATCCGGCCGTGCTGGAATAATCCGAGGCGGATTGGATGGAGACGGTGTGGGTTACGATCGCGTCACCCTTGCGGGCGGTAGCGTCCGAGAAATCGGAAACGCCGGAAGCGATCCATGAGTAGTTTTCAACCAGCAATTCGAGAGCGCGCTGCGCCACGACTTTGCCGTTGCTCGTTGTTGCGAGGCTGTTTGCCATAGTTGTATCCTTCTTTCTTGGTTATCGTGCGAGCTTGATTTGGTTGAAAATCTCCGCCGCACGACGGGGATCTTTTTCTGCGTTAAACTTCGCGAGAAGTTCATTACGAGAAAGGGGTTTGGATTCGCTGATCTCTACGGGCTGGGTGCCTTTGCTGGCTTCCAGCTCGACAGTCAAGCGAGCCAGTTTGGTTTCGAGAGCGACGATCTTGTCGTTGGATTCCAGATTAGCGCTGGCTTCGGGTGCTGCTTCGACAGCGGGTGCTTCCACAGCGGCGGGAACTTCCGCAACGGCAGGAGCTTCTTCCACAGCCACTTCAAACTTAGCGGCAAATTTGCCGACCAGTTCGTCGATGCGGGCGGAGAGAGCGGCGATGGCCAGCTCGGCGTTAAACGCCGGGGCCGCCGGTGCTTCGGGCGCGGCTTCGATCACCGGCGCTGATTCCTTGACTGATGTTTCCATATTAAGCGATTTGCGTGTGTCAACTCGTGCGGAATAAACGCCTGTGGGGTTGGCTGCTGGTGTGGTCACTAGGTCAACTGAGTAGAGCGTGCTGACGTCAGCCAGTTGCGTTCCGTCCTCTGCAATTCTGGGCACGCCACTGAAGCTGATGGAGAATCCGATCTGCCCAGGGAGCGTGCCAATCAGTTCGCTGAAATAGGCAAAGCCCTCGTGACTTTCAAATAAGGTGAGATCCGCACGGACACGGCCGCCGTCCATGGTAAAATTTTCTAGGTATCCGATGATATTGGAAACGCTAGAGCTATGGTCAGACAGTACCTTTACTTGTCCTAGATCGTTTCCAGCTTGAACAACTTGTTCGAGCGTATCAGCGTCGATGACCATCCCGTGACCCAAAGCAGGGCCAGCAGTGATGACAGAAATTCCTTTAAATAGTTTTTGAGCCATGCCCGCGCATGGCGTGTCAAATTACTCCTGCGGAGGAGGCGGAGTTAGGTGGGCGTTAATCTTTTCTAATTCTGCTACGGCCTTTTTCAGTAGTGCCTCGGTACGTAGCGATGAGTTTGAAATCTGAAAAACGAACACGGGCAAGAGAAGAATTAAAATGCCCAATACGATAGCCACAACTATCAGGCAAAGTGCGCTAAACATTCCAAGTCCTTCCATACCATTAACCTGCTCCTACCAAGCAGGCTTAATCAACTATTTTTTCTTTTTTGTTTTAGGCTTTGCGCCAATCCCGATCGCCTTGACAAGCATGTTCATCTCTTTTGGGGTAAGGTTAAAATCTGGTTCGTCACGCATTGTAAAGGTTTCCGTTGTGGGAACTGATGCCTGCGCTGGCTCAATCACTTCCTCAAGTTGAGGCTGGACGGTCGAATCCTCTGGAAGCTGTGCGGCCGGTGGAGTGGCCGAGATGGGTGCAGCGGGAGTCACGGGAGCGCCAGTCATCTGAATTTCAGCCGGGCTGATGCCAGCTTCCTCGCACTTCATTCTGATGTAGGTCTGCTCGGCAATCTTCTGATTCACGACCTCTTGCCAGTCGGATCCGCGCTCCGCGCTGATATCGGCGAGGGTCTTGATGCCCATCTTCAGATCTTCACGGTCGGCTGCGCTGTCTCGGCCGGCATCGATCGTGGTGCGGGCTGGGGTGTGATAGACCGCTTCCCACCACATCGCCATTCCCTTGGGCGGAGTCAGATCACCGCGTTTGATCGCCTTTGCCAACGCCCACTTGCGAACACGTTTCAGCATCTGCTCGATCACTGCGTCTGAAATCTCATCGAATCGGCGTTGAGCCTGGGCAAGAACGAACCGCTGGCTGGGGCCGGTCAGCTCGTTAGGCGACCAGATGTAGGCGTAAGGCACGCCAAGGCCGGACGCCACTGCCCGAATGTACTGATCCATGTGCTGCTGCAAGTTTTGGCTGGGCCGATCGTTTTTGATCTCCCGCAGCGTCTTGCCCATCGGAACGTTGACCAGGGCGCCACCGCCGAAAAGGTTGTCGGTCGTTAAGTTTGTTGAATCGGTTTCTGTCGGGTTAAAGAACCCAGGGCCAGAGTTAGTCGTGGATTCAATGGCCATCCCGATCTGCCCTGCCCTCTTGCAGGCCAGCATCTCGTAATCCAGAATCTCGTCCCGATCCAACAGCAGATTGATGCACGATGCCAGCTTCGACAGCGACCGCACTTCGTCTGCCCTATCCCGTTCCGCCAGGAGAATCACGTCGGTGGCCTGCACCTCTGTGAACGTGTCGCCGTTTATCCCGGTGCGGATGTAGTAGCTCAGTGGGCGACCGAACTTGTTCATACGAACGCCGTCGAAAATCTTGGCGTCGTCCTTCACGTAAGATGGAGTTTCACAGCGGTGCCCTTCAACCATTTGCAACATCGGCCAGCCGTCGCCGTTATCGGTTAGAAGTATGAAGATTTCATTATCGCGCAACATCGTGCGGGTGGCCACTGCCTGCATCGCTTGGTAAGTGAGGATCCCGCGAACGTCGCAAGAGCCTTCCCACATAGCAAGCCACTCCTCTGTCGCCTTGTTCCAGCCTTCGTCCTTTGTCCTGGCCTGGCACTTAATGCCAGCGCCGATCGCGTTCCGCGTCATCGTATCGATTGCGCCACGGACGATAGCCGAGTTGTAGCAAAGCCAGCGAGAAAGAGCTGCGATCGATTGTCGGGATGCAGAGCTGACATCCAGCTTTGTGTCGGCCAGTTGCGCATCTACCCAGCGGCGTTTGCGTGGATCGTGCCGAGCGGCCTGAACCATACGCGACCAGCTCGAAATCACTTTGCCGACGATGTCCATTTTAGTAAGTGGTTTCCTTAAACCGTGGGTAAGTAACGAGACTCTGATCGCCTGTGAAGATTGCGGCCACCTCGGCGTCGTTCTTTCCTTGGATCAGGCGCCAGCCGTCCAAAGCTGCTTTTGCAACTTCCACCGGGGTGATGCCTGACGTGAGCTGGTATGAAAACGATTTGCCGGCGACCGATGCGGAGATCATTGTCCGGCCTCCGTTTTGGAAAACGGACGCCTGCCCTGCGGCAATAGCTTCCAAGGCAAGCAGCAACGCGGTTGCGTTTTTGCTGCTCTGAATCCAAAGGGAAAAAAGGAGAGCACGATCCACGACTCCGTTCCCATCGTGTCAATCATACCTTTGCCTCTTGAGCCATCGCAGCCTCGGCCTGAATCACCTTTCCCCACACTGCAAATCCAGCCAGGTAAGTTTCGCAATCGTATAAGTGGTCTTGTCTGCCCTTTACCCGAATCCACTCATAAACGTCCTTGCCCGTTTTTCTGTTTATTCGATGAGCCTTACGATGGCTGGCCATGTGCTCGCGGTATTCTGGGCTGACGTCGTGTGCAACTTCCCACAGCGGCCCCTGTCCTCGACGCAACCAAGCCAGCAAATCTTGGCAGGCTGGCGAGCTAAGAAGGAGCAGGCGACAGCCTGCATCCGTCGGCTGATCTGAGCTATGCACCGACTTCATCCGCCCGGCTTGGCTTTCGATGTAAAAGTATTGGCGCTCCTCACCTTTGATCGCCGTCCATCCGTAACGTGCGGCGATGCGATAGGTGTCTTGGGTTTCGTAGCCTGAGTCGATGCAGGTGTGAATGTTCCTAACGCCCAGCTCGGCCAGCGTGTGAGCGATGTCCTCAATCGTTCTCCGACGGCCTTCTTCGATTAGTCGACTCGATCCGTCCCTAGCGAACGCACGCACCACAAACCAAAACTCGTCGATCTGCCTGTCGATTGCGGCCAGTTTGATGTGATCCGTCTCCCATTCCTGCTTTTTGGCAAAGGCTCCGGGCGGGATGTTGTTTAGCTCATTGTCGTCGAACTGATCCTCCCACGGCATCGCAGACCATCCGTTCACCCATCCTTGCAAGCCGTGCAGATAATGCTTTTCCGTCAGAAACTTCTTGGCGCAATCCGCAAACGTGATCGTCGGAGAGTACCAGCTCGGCAGCCGGAACGATCGACGGCCAGCCTCGGAGCTTGCGTTTGCCGCCACCCACTTGCCCTGCTCGATCGACTGGCGGCGGTTGCGTTCACTCCACGGTGCATCGCACTTGATGCAGTAGTAAGCGGCGGTTTCTGTCACTTTTCGCATGTCCCATTTGCCATCCTCCGATCGTGCCGTTTCATCCCATCGGATCTGCCCAAACTCCATCGCCTGAAACTCTCCGCAAGCATGGCAAGGGACGTGGAAAGTTTCCTGCGTCCCAGCCTGATAGTTGATCCAAATGTCGCCGGTGTTCAGCGTGGGGGTAGACGTCAGAACGTGCTTACGTTGTGGGAACGCCTTTGTGCGTTCCAACGCCAGCGAGTAAGCGGCTGCGTCCTTTTCGGATGGAGCAGCAAAAGAATCCAGCTCGTCCAGAACGGCGATGCAGATCGGGCGTGAGGAAAGATTGGCCGGACTGTTTGAACCGACCAGGGAAAGAGTCATCGTCGCAAACTGCATCTCTAAGATTTTCAGGTCGTCCAGATCCTGCGGGAATAGTCGCTTCACCGGCTTACACTTCTCAAAGATCGGAGTCAGTCGCGTCTCGCTGTATGACCTAGCCAGATCCGCATTAGGCATGACCAGCAACGCCGGCGCTGGATCGTTCGCAATTCTATAAGCCAGCCAAATAGCAAGCGTCAGAGTCTTGCCAGTTTGCGATCCCCAGCAAAGGGTGACCGTGTGAACGCCTGGATCGGCCAATGCTTCCAGCACGCCCCGCACATAAGGCGTCCACGTCGTGTTATATAAACCCGGCCGAGCCGTCAGCCTGCTATCTAACTGGATGTTTCGCTCCGCCCACTCAATCACACCTGGCGGCTTTTCGTAGTGCCAGCGGATCCGTGCTCGTCGGCGCAGCTCGTCTTGAGCCTTCGTCACAGAGCTGCCTCAACCTGACGCATGATCTGGCCGACTTCGTTCTCGACCTCTGCCTCCACCTCAACCGCTGGGCGATTGGCACAGATCGGAGCCAACCGCTTTGCCATTCCTTTGAGTAGCGGGACAAGTGCGTTGTCCCTTGCCGCCAGCACCTTGTCGGCTTCGTCGACTGGCACCATCGTACCCTCTGCCTGGTCGATGTCTGGCCGGTCGCCCTTCATCCTACGCAACGCCTCGACCAGCTTTGTGTAGTTGCTGATCAGTTCAGAGCGGTCGGCCCTTGTGTCGTCCTTTGCAGATTCGCCCAGGCTCGCTGCCAGATCCTCAAGCCGCTGGATCTCCACGTCCAGCCCGCCGCCCTTCGCCTTCACGAGCGGCTGGGCCTCGACCTTCTTACGCTGAAGGTAGACGGTGGCACGGGATTTACCCGTAGCCGCCATCGCCCTCTTCACGTCGTGATTAACTGGCCTACCCATAAGACACAACTATCGGGGGGTTACACTCAAGAAATTTACGGGAGTCGTTTCCACCGCGATGTTTCTACTCAAGGAGACTCCTAGTGTAGAAAAAAAATTTCTACTCAAGAGATTTTGGCGTGTCCTACTCAAGAGAAAAAGCCACGCTCTACTCAAGAGAATCTGTGCCTGTTTACTCAAGATAATTTGCCCGTTCATACTCAAGAGCCTTTGCCCGTCAGCTCAGTGTACTTCTTAGCGATCGGCTCTGCGTATCGGATGAACTCTGTACGCATGTCGGATGTCCAGGCTTCAGGCTTGGATCTGTTAAGAAACCACTGACTAACCTTAATCAGCGGAAAGAAGAACGGTTTGCGTTCGCTTGGTACGGATGTCGTGATCGGATCAGGTAGCATCTCTGTCCACAACATGATCTGACGCAAGGCGGCTGGGTCACCGTCTTGCAGTTTCTTCTGATGTGCCGCTACACGTTCTAACCGTTTGCCTTGCTCATCAGTTAGATCAACCGACTCTAGCAACGCAGACACGTTCTCACCTTTAGCCCTTGCGTTAGATATGATGGCACCGGCCTGTGCTGCCAGGCCAATCACCTCACCCATCTGCTCAAGCGTTTCGGTACGTCTCTTGTTTAGCTTCTTAATTACTTCTTTGAGTTCTTGCATCTGTCCCTGCCTTTCAATAGTGCGGCGTTGTTAAACTTAGGAATCTGACGACGCCGCTTGTCGTGGTGCTTCCTTGCTCTGAGGTCGTATGCCTCACGAGCCTTTTGGCTTTTCTGTGCTCTGACAGGCAAGCCAAGGCGATCAGTTAAACTGAGCACCCGCTTGCTAAAAGCCTGCTTGGTAATCTTGTGCTCCTTTGCGAGCTGGGTCATGGACTTGGTCGATCTGTTAAGCACGACCGCCAGCACAGACTGCTCCAAGGTATCGGCCATGTTCTGAACCGCTGGATGGTCTGGAGCCTTAGTTATCAGGTAATGAAACACCTGGGTGGTCAAAGCCACTGACGACGTTGTAACAGTTAGGCCCAGCTCATAGAACGCCTCATGCACTAAATCCGCTATCCCATCAATCCGGGTGGATATGTGGGCTGAACCGCATGGGATCCGTTCTAACGCTTGCTGATCTATCATATTAGATTAACCCTCTAAGTGCAGTCGTTAGTGCAGTAATGGAAACGGTCGTCTGCATTAGTGCAATAATAGGCCCTAAAGGGCCTTTATTACTGCACCTACATGCTCCGCAATACTGCACTAGTGCAATAAGGGTTACTGCACTAACGTTAAAAGGGCTCATTTGTCACCTTTTTGCTGAATAAACCAGCTTCAGTTTCTTCAATCAATCCGTCCTCTTTGGCCTGCTTCACACGGGCCTTCGCTTGCCGTTCCTGCAAGCCAGTGGCCTGTTGTACAAATGCGACCACTTGGCTGTATTTAGCCCCTTCGGGTAACTTGCCCCAATCAATCGACATAGCCTTTCTGCCCACTGACTTTTCAGGCGCCCCTACTTCAATCCACGCCATCCCCCTATCGGCATGCTTTAAGTGGACTAAAGGCTGCGTTTTGCTGGCTATAAAATCGCTCGCAGTAACGCCAGGACGCAAGCCAGACCGCTTTCCGCGTTTGGTTACTTCCAGCTTATATGTGTACGTTCCTTGCTCATCCTGACCGCAAGGCGACAGCATTAAAACGGCTCTTGCCCAATTCGTCAGCTCGCTCGATCCAAATCCGCTATACGCCTTGTCGTGCCCTTGGTAACCGCTGCCGTCGCGTGTTGGCTTTGGAGTATGATGCATCAACATCCACGCCCATCCTCCTGATAACGCAAGCGGGTTAAGCAAATTACGCAAAAAGCCACCGGCCGTCTCTTGGCTGGACAAGTCGCCACCGATAAACGCCAGCAACGGATCTACCCAGGCTAAATCAGGCTTATGCTTATCACCTAGGCGACGCATCCGATCGACAAACCGCTCGCCCGTCGACGTGCAATCACGCACGATCACAATGTTTTGCTTCACCAGTTCCAGCTCCTCTGCGGTCAGATCGAGAGCCCTTAGAATGCCCTGCAATGCCTCTGCCACGTCGCCTTCATCGTTCTCTGCTTGGACGATCAGCGACTTCAACGGCTTGCCGTGTGGCGATATGCCAAATAGATCACGCCCGGCCGCCCATGTGATTGCTGCCTGTAAGCACAGCACGCTCTTACCCAAGCCGCTGCTCCCCACCCACAACGCCGAACCACCACGGCAAATCCAACGCTTGCCTAACAGTTGCGTTATGTCGGCATCCTCCTTAAAATTTACCAACTGCTCCCAGCTGTACGGCTCAGGAATATCACCGTAGATCGTGCGCTCCTGCCATTCCATATAGGTCAGCGTCGGTGCGCCACATTCGACTAACTCCTGCTGCAAGCCTGTGGCCGTCCTCATCGCACCGGGCAACCGCGACAGCCTGCCTGCGTCCTTGTTGGCCGGATCGGGTTTGCTGTGTTCTAAGTGCTTGTAAATAAAATCCACACGTTCAGCAAACTCCTTGGCATTGGCAGCCCGAATCTCCACCCATGCGTGCAGACTGCGTGCCCCGCTCTTAATAATCGATGATGTAGGCAACCCACTGCGCTTAATAATCGCCCACTGCTCTTGCAACGTGCTTTCATCAAACTCAATCAGGCAATGGCGAAACTTGGTAATCGACTCGGCCTTGCGGTTCTTGCCATTGTTAGCGTTAATTGACACATAGACGCCCACTGCATCGCCCTGCCACTCCTTTAATCCATCGCCCTTAAACAGCTCTAGCCATTCCTCACGGCTTCGCGTTTCGCCGGCACCGTCGGGCCGCTCGCGGTCGCCGTCTTTGATCGATCGGCAGATGTTTATGTAATCGCCTACGTCGAAACAGGTAGTCAGAAACTTATCAACCGGCCCGCTCTCCACGCTGATCGGCATGGGCGGTACTGGCAGATCCTCCCTCACGATTGCCCCGTTTTGATAGCCATACTTCGCCTTCGGCCTCCATGGCTCCCTGGCTGGTTTGCTGTAAGCGGATTTTACTGCTGCCACGCATTCATTCTGGGTTAATCCATTCTTAAAGCCCCAGATCTCTGCCTCTGACTCCGCATCAAATTGCGACAATCCCTGATCACGGAATTGCAGCGCCATGCGGAACAGCTGATTGTTGCGCTCACCTTCCGGCGCCCCGTTGTGGTAAACGGCCTCGGTAGCTGGGGGCAGTGCTATCATTTTTTGGCAAACGCCCCCAGCGCCTTAACGATCACGTACTCAATCACTGCCTCTTCGTCTTTTTTTAACTGCTTCAGCCCAAATGCGTGCAACGCCTTTGCCGTTTTTGCGTCATAGGTTACGTCGACCAAAACCTGCTTAGGCGCGGGCCGTGCTTTGCCAAAAGTAATTTTACCCAGATCTTTCATTTGCGCTTTCTCCTTTTGCGGGGTTTGACTTCTTTCCAAACGTTAAAATCCTTGTCGCACTCGACCGACCAGAGCATCAGTTTCTG